CGTGCTGTATCCCCAGCCGCTCCCGTCAATGATCCGGCAATGTTGACCTTGTAGGCGTAGTTGCTGGACCCGTCACTGGTGAACGCACCTCCGAGGACCAAACTTGTGGTACCACTCACCGACTGACCGATAGCACTGGGGCCAACGCTATCCACAAGTAGCCGTCCGGTCACGTCGAGGGTGCCCCCCACGTCAATATTGGTGGGTAACGCAGCATTCACAACTTGCGTTGACCACTGAGGCGCAGACCCACTACTGGTCAAGACTTTGTTCGCGGTGCCGATTGCGAGCCGTGCGAGTTGCGTTGAAGACGAGGCGTAGAGGACATCGCCAGCCGCTTGACTCGTAATCGCAATGCCGCCAGACCGCAATGCCGAATCATTGTCAGACAGAAACGTATTCATGTCCGACGCCAGCACTTTATAGCCCGTGGTCCAGCTTTTCGGTGTGCTCCAAGCCATCGTTCCTCCTACCAGCCCAAGACAGTCGTTTCACCCAACTCTGACCTACCAGCCGTCTCCAAGAGCCACATGGCATACGCTGACCCAGGAGCCAAGCCGAGTGTACACGTGAGCCACGGCCCACCGCGCACCTCCAAGCCAATCGACTGGATGAGCATCTGGATTTGATCGGCCCCAACCGTAGACTCTGACACATCAACAATATCACCAGGCTCACGTGCCAAGGCTTGCTGGAGCAAATCTGCTGAATCATTCCCATTGAACGTAATTGAATCCAATTGTGTTGCTGCCGCATCGTTGAAACCATCCTCAACCGTTAGTGCATACCCTTGTGCATTTTCTGGATTCGATTGATACGCCAGGTCAATGGTCAGCATCTTGTCTCCGTATGGCTGCGAAGACACGGCCTCAAAACTTTGCTGCGCTCTCTGATAAATCCCCTTGCCGCGAAGCTGAAGAAACGCCACCCCGGAGCCATTCACCAGATACACGGTTGATGCCCCGGTATTTGAAATGGCCAGTTTTGCCGTGGAGGCATATGCCGTAGTGGTGATGCTCAAGTCAGAAGTCAAGTTTGAGCCTGTTCCGTCAACTGCCGCATTCCCCAAATAATCCGTTGTGGCCGTCGCGTTTACAACCGCCGTGCCTCCTATCAAGGTCTGCGTATCATTTGGATCACGGTATTCTAAATACACCGTGAGCGTTTCACCAGAACTCACAGACAGCGGCGTCCCGGTCGTGGATGCGATCACCGTCGTTGCTGATGCATCAATAGTCCTCGGACTGATGGTGGTTCGCACGTTATTCACCAGTTCGTCCACGCTCGCATTCGTGGTCAAATCTGACATCGTTTCGTCAAAATGGAATTGAGGAGTCCCGGTGCCCCTCGTATTCCTTGATTGAAGTACCAATGTCCCGTCGCCAGTCATGAAAATCCCGCCATATGTGCTGACCGCGATATGTTTGCATATTGTGAGTGCCGGTGTGCCCGATCCCAACTCGTTGAACGCATACGGAAACGTGTCAACCCCAGTGTCAAAATCACGCCGAAGGGGTTGCGCGACGGCGGGTAACGAATCCAGCACCAAGGTCAGCAGTTCCGCTTCCGTTTTGTTGATCGCCACGTCGATGGCTCTGACTTTCGTTTCTGCCAAATCACGCATCCGGTCGTAACTCGTCACGCGCACAAAGTGTGGACGGTATGCCCCTGGATTTGGATTGGCAGCACGCAGCTTTCCCCAGTGTTTGATATAGCCCAGACGTGCCGTGATTGTTCCCGAGGCTGGAGTTGCCGGAGTGAGCGAACCAAGTGAATACGTAAACGTCGTGGACGCTGTGTCCGTGATTTGAAACACTCCGTTATAACCAGACTGACTGGCCCCGGCTATCGTAATCCAATCACCAGTGCTATAGCCATGACTAGCCGCAGTAGTGACAGTCGCCGTGCTGCTCGACCTCGTAATGGACGAGACACTTTGAGCGGCATCGCTCGTCCGGTACATCGTCACACGAATCCCGGCACCAAACACAAATCCCGATAGCGCATCCGCATGGTGAAAAGAGTATTTCAGCCCTTTAAGTGTGAAAGAGCACTCCCCAGTTCCTCCCACCACATCCATGGGTTTGTCGCCAAATATCCCGTAGGAGATGGACACACCTTCTGCTACCATCACATCTGGGGTCAAATCAGTCCAGATGTCGGTGGCCGTCTCTACTCCTATGTGAACTTCAAGTTGCGCGCCCATTTCATTACTTCTGCATCACGAGGATGCCCCGAGAGCAACGATTGCCTCCTCACACAATGGTAACGTCATCTGCTAATTCATCAGCGTTAGACTGTCGGAGAGTGCCAGCCCAAACGCTCTCGGTTGGTCTTTGAGTAACCGCTCAATGCTTCCCAAGCGTTTTTCGAGAACGGCTGTGCCGGCAGATTCCCCTGAAACCTCGTTTATTGTTTGAATGCGCTCTTTGCCGTGTAAGACAACCGGGGTGCCTGCTCCAAAATCGTGGAAAGCTCCACGTGTCCCGTGCTTAAATCCCTGAAATTCAAAATTGTCCCAATTCATGTCCACCCTTCCCCAATCCCAATCAATGTCCGGCATATCAAAATCGGGCATCTGCTCAACGCTAAACCCCACGCCGACGTTGACTTGATCAGGGATATCCTTAATCGAGGTGCCTACACCATCAGTCAAGCCCAAAAGGTCAAGGAAACTGTTGATCAAAATCCCAAGTTTGTCCACAACCTGATCAAACTTGGCGGCCATCGGCTCAGCGAAGTCCACATCACTCATGTCGGTGATAGCCTCGCCGTTTGCCCCAACCAAGGTGCCCATCGCTATCATCTGCTCAATGATTGGGCGCATGTTGTCCGGTATCGCCACGCCCGCATTTTGGGCGTCAGTGACGAGGGCTTGGACTTCATCTCCCATCCCGGCTATCACCGCTCCAACCTCTGCGCCATTTGCCGTCAGCATTTCAAAATCGGCGCTGATGCCGTTCGCAATATCGTTGAGCTTCGCCTCATCAAACTTCGGCCCGAGGGCAGACAACTCAATCCCGTACTTGCTTGCCGCAGCCTCCATCGCCTTGAAATCGACCTTTGAACCGTGCATTAACTCGTCCATCTTTAAACGCTGGTCATCAGTGATCACGCCCAGATCGATCAATTGCTGCATGAACGGCTGTAACCCTTCTTGCCGTAAATCAACCATCCCGTCTCTCATGCGAGTCAAAACCGTTGGGAGGTCTTGGCCTAGCGCCTTATCGACCAAATCCTCACCAATCGCTGCTGTGATTGCATCCATATCCAGCCCAAATTTCTGGGCCAGCGTGATCAACTCCATGAACTGCGTTTGCCCCGCTTCTCCGGCACTATCAAATGACCCAGCAAGCTGAGTGAGGACAGGCAGCAAACCCTCAAGGGCTTGCTCTGAGGTGAGCTTGCCCATATCAATGGCGCTGAATGTGTCCCTAGCCGCACGGGTGACGTTCGTGAATCCCAGAGCCATCACGCCGCCGGACACCTCAATAGTATTGCCTAGCGTGAGGAGCAACCCGGTGAAAGAATCGCCAACAGTCTTGGTCATTTCCGCAGCGGCTTTGGCCGCTGTTTTGTTGAGCGCAATTCCCCACATACGCTGTGCAGTACTTTTGACGTTCTTGATGGTTTTATCCCCAAATAACTTTTTGCCTAGCCACCCTCCTATTTTCCCTGCCGCCTTCCCGATCCCCTCGGCCAAGAGACTTCCAGCCATTCCACCTAACGGACCCATCACTGACCCGAGCATCCCGCCCAGCTTTCCAGTCAACCCGTCAATCGAACCTTTGAGCTTGTCCCCGAGGTGCCCCCCAAGCGTTGAGCCAAACAGAGAGCCAACGGCCTTCATGGCATTACCGCCACCCTTGAGGGCATCAACCATAATGCCCGGTATCTTCTCCCAGACACTTTTCAACTTGTCCGCCAGTGAAATTTGCCGTTCTATCTCTGGTGGTCCTACAAAATCATTTGCTGCGGACTGAGCATTGCGGAACAAATCTGCAAGGTCATCCAGTTCAGTGGAGAGGTCTGCCCCATCATCGCGGAGCTTCAGCGCGGCTTCTCCAAGTCTGAGCAAGGCCGTTTCGCTGTCTTGCCCATTGAAAATCAAAAGGCCCAACGACATCTCCAGCGCATCAACCTGTTTGCGGAGATTTTTGCCGCTGAATTCATCGGCAAGTTGGTTCGCTTTGCGGGCAGTCTCGGACATTGTCGTGCCCACCTCTTTGACTTCCCCTTCTACCTCCCGGGTGGCCTCAGCAAGATCAACAAACACTCCCTCAAGCACTACTCCTTCATCAGCAAGATCGGCAGCTATCTCCCCCGCACGTCTCATTGTATCTGCATTCATTTGTTGCTCTGGGGTCAATTCTCTCCAGGCAGCTTTGAGCACTTCTAATTCCCCTAGCAACCCCTCGCCAGACAATTCCTTGCGCAAGTCTTCCGTAGCGGATAGCAACTCATCTGATTGTTGACGCTGTTTTTCTAATTCTGCGGATGCGTCTGCGGCTGCTTCCTTCTGTTGGTCAAAAACATCAACCATGCGCTGAAGTTCAGGGGTCAAGTCTTTCCCCGCATCCCGAAGTGAAAGTGCTCGCTGCGTGATGAGATACATCTCATCTTGGTTCAACCCACCGACAACTCCAGCAAGGTTGACCATCGCTTGTTGTAATTCTTTTACTGTGCCACTGACTCCGGCGGCTTCGCCTAATTTCTCCCGCAGTTCGTCAGCTGCGGGGGTCACATCTCCGAGGTCACGACCTAATTGTCTTGTGGACAATTGGGCTTTTACCTCTTCATCTGATAGGAGCCTCAACCAGCCTTTAAGACGCACAATAGCGTCTTTCACCGCATCAATTCCCATAACCCATTTTATAAACTTCCACGCCGCAAACCCTACAGCAATTGCGGCCACAAACGCCACCCCTACCCCAGTGGCCGTCCAGAGGGCATAGAGGGAAGTAGTGAGCACCCCTGAAGCAGTAGCGGCCAGCCCTTGCGCTATTGTTATTGAACCAAGATATGCGATGAACCGCAATATAACTCTTTTGCCCCCACCGATAACAAGCATCAAGGCTTTCTTCACAGTGGTGTAGGCTATCGTTGCGGCAGATGCAACCTTTTGCGCTGCGGTGGTGGCCGCAATACGGGTGACTAAGGTTTTGAGGGCACTCCCGGTAGCAAGTGCTGCCGCGTTCAAGAATTTCAATGCGGGGGTGAAAAAAGTCTTGACACCCTTTGCTAGAAAGCTCTTGTTGAGTGTAGTCATCGCCCGGGTTAACATGGACACTTTGGGAACGGTGCTTGCTACCGTCAATGTCCCAAGGGAAAGAAATCCAGTGATGAGTGCCCCCACCCCAATAGCCATTTGACCGAAGATAATGAGCAACGGACCCATCGCAGCAGCTAGCGCAATAACCCCAATGATGACTTTTTGGGTGATGGGGGAAAGAGAGGTGAATGCGGGCACTAGTTTATTGGACACCCAATTCGCAGCCTTGATCCCGGCTTCAAAGAGTCCGATGAGTGCGGGGGCCAGTTTTTCTCCAATCTCAATGAATGCCCCTTCAGCCGCTGACTTGAATCGGATGAAAGCCCCATTCAACCCCTCCATCTGGATGGTGGCTACACGGCTGGCGATGCCTCCGGCATTCTCCAATTCTCCGGTGAGCTTACGCAGAGCACCGTGCCCCTGTGAGACCAATCCCGCCATCGCGGGTCCAGCCCGCAGCCCAAAGATAGTCATGAGCTGAGCGGTAGTGGCTCCCCTCTCCCCGAGTTGCTGCACGATGTCCGCCATGGGTAAGAGTTGGCCGGTGGAATCTGTAGCCACTAATCCCACCTCACGCATCGTTTTAGCAGCCTTGTTCGTGGGGGTTAGCAACTTCGTAATGGCTCCACGCAACGCTGTGCCCGCCATACTCGCCTGTATGCCCGCATTTCCCATGAGGGACAATGCGGCAGTTGTTTCTTCAAAGCTCACCCCAGCAGACTTGGCCACTGGTCCAACGAATTTGAATGCTTGCCCCAATTGGACCAGGTCAGTATTGGCAGATGTGAATGCCTTCACTAAGATGTCATTTGTCTCACCAACCTGTTCCACCGTCCGACCGTAGCCGGTGAGAATATTGGTGGTGATATCAGCTGACTCTGCGAGTCCAAGATTGGCCGATGCGGCAAGCTCAAGCACGCCGGGAAGTGATCCCATGATTTCTTGCGTTTTGAACCCTGCCATCGCCAAAAAGCCCATGGCATCTGCGGCTTCACTCGCAGAAAATTTAGTGCTTTTGCCAAGGTCTTTGGCCAGTTGGGTCATATCATCAAAGGCTTGCCCCGTTTCCCCGGTCAAGGCTTTGACTTTGTTCATATTTTTCTCAAAACTTCCAAACGCAATTCCAGCCGCAGCCCCCATTGCTACGAGAGGCAACGTCAAACCCGTCATCAGGGACGTGCCCGCAGACTTCATCCCTGCGCCGATAGTTTTGAGTCTTTTACTGGTAGACTGAAGAGCAGCAGATGCCCGCGTAAGCGCAGGAGTCATCTGATCTTGTAACTTGAGAACGGCAAGAAGAGTGCCAATGTTGATCATTCTTTCTTTTCCGTGTTGATCCCCAAAAACTCTCCCACCATTTCCATTTGCAACCGGAGATAGCGGGTGGCTGCGCTATCGGTTGGAACATTCTTAGCATCTGCACTATCAACACGTGATTTGGCACTAGCTAAAGAGCGCATGTCCATAATCTTGAAAATGGACCCGCTGGAATCATTCTCTAGCGCAACTCGTGCCTCGTCTGGCAAACAGCTAAACTCTTCACAGACTCTTGAGATGATCCACTCTTCTGGTGGCGGAATGTCGGAGTCATCTTGGTCTAAATATTCGACAAACCGCTTGGCCCTTCCCCCGCTTCATCCTGTGTCTCAGGCCGACTATAGTCAAAAATGGCTTGAGACAGAAATGCGGCGGTGGGCTCATCAAGCTCGCTGAGTACTTCTACCCGATTGGAGTCAGTAATGGCCGGGTCTAACGTCCACGACACAATCCCCTTCTCCAACAGGGAGTCACGATGATAATTGGCAATGTTTGCTTCTTGCGATTTCTGAATGCGATCCACCTTACCACTGTCCTCATTTCTGAGGGCCATGAGCAGTTCTGCTCCCACCTCGCGCATGAACCCAATTCCCTGAGATTGCTGCGCCGCAGCGGCATCGGAAAGTTTGCGGTGACTCAACTTACGAATCACCGCAGACTCCCCAGAATCCAACGGCAGATCTACCGTTTTCTGCTGTCCAATCACCAGTCCCATCGCTCATTCTCCTTGAAAGGTCTAACTCTTGTTATTACAAGAGGTTGGACACTGAAATCAACGATTGACCACTCATACATGTAAATGTACAGGTGACTATGCTCGTTGCTCTCGGGGCATCCTCGTGATTTATAGCAACATAAACTCTCAACGAGTTTATGACCACGCACCTGTGCCAGTTGGTACCAATTCAGCAACAATCGTCTGAATCGCGCCATTGGCCGCAACCACTTCAGATGACATCAAGCGAACGTCTACAGTGTACGTTTTCGAGTCTCCGAACACTACCACAAGTTGGCGCCCATCATCCTGTGGACCGTCATCAACCGTCCCGAGTACGGCATGCGTGCCTGTGGTTCCCGTCGTGTCCCATATGCAAGTGAGGATGATGTTTTCAGTTGTCAATTGACCCGTAGGAGTCTGCTCAACGAAAGCATCCCCCAATGAGGTCGTTTCCATCAGAGTCGAGGTCTGCTTGACGCTGACCCCTTCCAAGATGAAATTGGTGAGTGCCCTTGCGGTCCCCCCTGGTCCATCTTCAAGGGTGACGGTGACTGAGCTTGGTCCGTATCTGCCTGCCATAGTGTTGTACTCCTGTCCTGTTTACGAACGTGAAAACCCACAAAACACAGTGATGCTGCCACTTCCCGTCACACTTCCTGTGAACGCCACATAACGCTGGACTGTTCCGCTCATCTCCAATCTTTCTGCGAACGGGGCTGAGACGCTAGTTGAAAAATTTATGAATGCTGAATATGTAACATCATCAGATGATTCTTTTAATTGCCCAGTAAACGCTGAAAAACCGCTTGCAGCGGTACACTGAAGATACCCTACTCCACCCCCACTCGTTGACGCTGCATTATCAACGGGTGTGCTTTCGGTATTCCATGAAGCGGTTTTGGCGGCAAGGGGTTGTATTATCACCCCCGCATCCCGGCTTCCGGTCATTGAGTAAGTCACATTGGCTTTCGTCAAATTGCCTGACTCTGCCGCCACTTCATATTCTTGGGTGAAATTGCCTTTGTACCCCACCATGGGATAACCAACTGTTTGCCCCGCAAACCCGAGGCACATCACCCTCTCGGTGGCTTGGGGAGAAGTTGGCACCGACGCATTAAACGCAGCGTGACCCCCGTTGGTGCTGGTGTCAAAATAAGCCCCTTCTTGAGTGACTTCAACAGATACCACCCCCGTTGGGTCATGTGAGGTGAATGAGTCCCCCAATGCCGTCACGTCCTCAGTGGGTGAGGTGGCTTTTTCCCGCAACCCCTTGAGCTTTTGCCCCAAGAGATTGTACCCATCAACGAAGAACAGCGCACTAGCTGGTCCAAATTTACCAAGTGCCATTATTTCTTCCTCCCCGCAGCTTTTGTGGTCTTAGACTCCCCCACAATCTCTACATTCCCCCGCTTCAGTTGATCCTTGAGTGAACTGGTCGGGAGATCATTACAAAATTGCCCCGGCTTGCGTTCAATCAATACCAATTTGGACTTCTGTCTATTAGATAATTTGCTGATGCCTCCAGCCCGTTTGACCATCTCTAAACTCTCAGGGGACGGGTATGTCAGACCCACTAGTGCTCTCAATTGATTGCTCATAACAGATCCCTTTGATATCCACATTTCATACAGACTTCTTGCCCGCCCATAACCGGCTTGAATTGGCCTTTATCCTCACCGCACTGTTCGCAATGACCGTCCCCCCGGGGTTTGGTCCCCCCATCGGTAAGAATCACCCCACTCATGTTACTTCCTTTTGAAAGATGATGTTGAACACAATCCTTGGTCGTCCATTCTCATCTGGACCCAATGCGAATGGTTGTTGCATCATCGTTGTGAGGTCATACCGGGTGCCTGAGAGGTCTTCCGTTTGAATCGTTTTGAGGTTATTGAATGCTGTTTGCGCCGGGGTGCGTGCACTCGCATAGTCATCCACATTCCCACGAAACACTACCTGAACCCCTGGTTGCTCAAACGTAATTCCCGCTGTGCCTAAAACTTCAATGCCGCCCAATCCCCCCGTTTCATATACCGCTGCGCACACATCGGGAGTAGGAGGCATCATGCCTTGAAAGACATTAGTACCCAAAGTGCCCGAGATGGCCGTGGCTAGCCGGGTGCCAATTTCATCAATCACTGTTGCCATTAGACTAACGCCACCTTGAGCCGAGCAGCCACCCGTTTACTGATAAATGGCGCAGACTCTTTGATAGTGTTTTCCAAGAATTTGGCTTCACCTGTCCGATGGAGTGCCTCCATGTCCTCGTGAACCACCTTAGCATACGGGGCTGCTGGACCACCTACTTTGATAGTGACTGAAATCTCAGTGCCACCTTTTGTGTACTCCGGGGGCATCGTTTCATGGCTAGCCCTCAGTGCCCCCGTCTTAACAGGTGTGCGCATCATAGACTCGGCCATCTCAATCAAACCTTCACTGTACAAAGCAGCCCCAACCGCACCGGGTATCTTCGCAGCCATCGCAGCCATCTTTCTCCGCATGGCTTTATCACCCAGCATCTTGACCCCGTTACCAAAGTGTTGATATTGTAGAGGGTTAGCCAAGCTCCACCTCCACCATGTATTCAGCATTAGTGTCTGGGTCCACTATCCCCCTCACCATAAGTATAGCCAACTCAGAACTATCGGGCAAGGTCACCATATCGGTGTTTGCTATTGTGACGGGATAGGGAAAAGTGAGGAGGGCTTTGGACAACACTTCCTGACCCATAGCATCTCGGAGAAGTTTGTTGCGCTTTTCAACAATCGCTTTCCGCGATGTAGACGTGCTGAAAGTGGGCGTTCCAAACGCATCCCGAGTCAAGCCTGTTTTGTGCGTCACAGTCGCCTGAAGAGTCTCAGTCAGAGTGTTCGCAATGGAAACCCCCGACGCAACAAGGTCAGCAAATCCAGCCATCTTATGCCCTCACCGCTGCTATTGTACTCATGAGTCTCCCCCGGGGTTTGCCCCACATCTCAGGGATCAAATGATACACCGCATCAGGAACAATTTTATTGTAGGTTCCACTATCGCTAAACGTGAGAGTGATGGAACCCGCTTTCAATTGGGCTAGGCTTTCAGCCTCAGTCGGGTTGTCATCAGCCCTCCGAGATACAAGCAACTGGCGCGCAAACTCCGCTGTGGCATCTCGTATAGGCTCAGGCATCGTGTCAGCATCCAACGCATACCCGTTTCTGTTCCACAACCCACTGCGCGGCCACGCCAATTTTTGCGTAGTGGTCGTCACTGCCCCGTTCCAATCATACAACGATTCCAACAACTCAGTGGCCCACAATATAGCCCGGGTCTTGTTATTGTCTGTGGAGGCAGCCCACGTCGTACCTGAAGCCACCCGATCATCGTGATATTGATCAGCTTGGGCCAACGTCACGTAACTGTTGGACGAGGCACCTTTGGCCGTGGCGTCAATTGCTGATGTTCCCATTTTACTGGTTCACAACAAGGTCAACGTCCAGCGTGGATGAACCCGTATATGAGGTGCCCGCAATTATTGTCTTCACCCTGAGCCTATCCCCCATCAACCCGTCTTTGATCGTATTATCTGAAAGTGCCCCATCTGTGGGGGTATAGTTTGCTGCTAGCGCAATGTATGAGCGCACTGCGTGTATTCTAGTTGCAGAAGAGGTTGTAAAAGCCCATTGAGCAATATCTACCCACGTGTCCCCTCTATCCAGGGACGTTTGGAGAAAAACATCGCACGTGCCTCCCCCCGCTGCCCTGACGAATGTTGATTGAGCGGCCAAAGTACTAATGTCCCGAGGCACGCTAATCTCATCAGATACAAAAGTGCCGGTGGCCAACAAACTAAACGCATTGACCAGACCAATACTCCTATTGGGCTGGATAGACGGTGCCGCAGCTGCCATATGAGACTCCTATGTCTAGCAAATCGAAAATGGCGCAAGCACTACTTCACCATCCTCTTGCGCTTCTTGGCTGTTCTCGTGCCGGTTGACGAGGGGCTGACGTAAACCCCACCCTGAAGCTCAATCGTTGCTCTCGGGGCATCCTCGTGCGCACCTGACACCCGTTTATGGATTGACGAGTCAAAGTCAGACTCATTAATCACAATCTGTTGTTTTGAAGATAACTGAACGACAGTCATAGTAGAACACGTTGACATGGGCTATGCCTCCAGAAAGAAGAAAAAGAAGTGACCCCGCCCACCGGAGAGTAGACGGGGTCACGAGGCACTAGCCAGCGAGCCTGACACCCAACTCTTGTCGGATGACCGATGCACCATACAGCGCATCATACGCCCACTGCCATTGACGATGTTGACGGGTGACTTCCACTCGGAGAGACAACCCCGAGTTTTCATCAATCGCCACTCCTTGGAAGGATGCCCCCGGCACCTGTACGGTGTCGATGAGGGGAGCCATTGCAAAGGCAATCGCATCCCGGTGCATCAACACGTTACACACGTGGTCGGCTTTGAACGTCACCGCTGCGTTATCGGCCCACGCCACTTGAGCTGTGGGGTTCATGGTGATAACGGTTGAAGTGCTTGACACCACGCAATAGGTCTGCGTGTCGCCAGCCACTGTAAATATGTCCCCAGCTGCTGGTGCTGTGCCCCCGCCATCCCATGTAAGTGTGGTGTCGCCAACAGAAACAGACGCATCATTGACTAGAACAGTGCCTGCACCCGTATTGGAGTGCGTGGGCACGTTCTGCGTTCTAATCCAATTGGCACCCAACTTCTCCCCGATGGTGCCCTTGATGATCGTCTCGGTTCCACCCGAATACGACGCATCAGCAAACGCACGCAACCCTCGGGCATTGGCTTCCAACGCGGTATCTATGAGCATGAATCGGGGTTCATCGTCCATCAATTGATCGCTGGCTACCTTGGATGCTGAGAGAAAGTCAGCTGTGGTGCTCGCCAACGGAGTAGTCCCAGCGGTGCCAACATATCCATAGAACCCATATGCTCCATCCGTCAGGCTCCACAAATAATTATCAATATTGTTAGCTATAGCCTTCACAGCTTCGCTGATTTGCATCGGGACGATACCCTGCTGGACTTGCGCCAACCCCTTATCGTCAATTGCGAAGGGTGCCTCATACCATTGATCCAGCGTAATAGCTTTCACCGTAGGAGTCACAGCGGGAACTGCGGGTGGAACCACGTCAGGGGCAACCGTTCGAGCAGTCACTGCTGCCGGAATAGTCACATTGACGGTGGCGTTGCGCTTGGCTCCCGTGATAGATTCTTCATAATCACGGTTAACAATGCGCGGCATGACTACTTTTTCACGAAGGGCTGACAGGCCCATCGCAGCCATGGTGTTCAGAATGTTAGTGGTGACAAGTGCTCCAGCCATGGTGTTTTTCTTCTCCTGATAACAAGTAAACTGTCACCAGCAACTACACCGTAGCTGGGCCTGTACTCCGCCGGAGTAAGACCAGGGATGCACTCCCCGAGTGCCTCCCCTCTGACTCTTCTGCCCACCCAGATTATACCCCGTATCATCTGGGCCCAGTGCCGTTATTGATTCCCGCAGCCTCTTCTGCTGTTACAACGCGCATCTTCCCGGTTGAAATTTCTTTTCCGTATTTGCCCAAATCTTGGGGTGACGGGTCAATCAAGAGCTTGACCCCCGAGGGCAACCCTGATGCTATCTCTCCAGCCCCGGGGGGAGTACCCATACCGTTGCTTTTTCCAAAAGCAAATCCCACGTCTTTGGTTTGGGTGGCCATCCATTCTGCGAGGGGCAACGGTTCCCCGGGCTTTTCAACACTGTAATTCCCCGTCTTGGCGCGCATATCCCCGTCAACCATCTCAAACCGCTCACGTGCGCGACTCACAATGAAAGACTGCGCAGCATCTTGACCCCCCACCGCTTTGAACGCTCTACCAATAGCCGCAGCCATGGATTGGTCAGACACCTGTTGCTCGGCGGTCTTGCGCGCAGCATCCGTGGCCTCTAATTTGGCTTGAACTGCCTTGAATTCCGTTTCCTTGAATTGACGCAACGCAGCGTCCACGACTGCTTGGACATCCCCTGCTTTTTTGACCCCTTTGCCTTCTAACTCTTTGATTTGGGTTATTGCTGCTGTAGCTTGTTCGGGGGAGATGTCCCCGAAAGACGTGCCCCGATCTGCGAGGGTTTTTAGCTGGTCCCGTTCAGCCATAAGAGTCACGTTGTTGTTTCTGAACTCAGTGACTTTGTTCAACTGCTCATTATGCGTCAACTGGTCCACATATCCTGGGAGTTGTCCATCCAGTTGAAGGACAAACTTGCCTTCAGTGTTCCCGACGTAATGAGAGCGCAAACTCTCATCAATTTGGTCCAGTGAATCAATTACGGGTTTTAACGGCATTCTAAACCTCCATGATCATACGGGTTTCAGGGTGGGCTGTAGTTTTTTACTTACCTATAATTCAAATGAGCCAATAGAATATGCCGTACAAGGGCTGACAGGGTGACGTTCCTCTTTCCTGCTTTCATCGCCAATTGGTCAAACACTTCTATCGGCACCCGAGAATTGATGGGGATAGTCTGTTTGAGTTTCTCAGATGGCAATCGTGGTCGGCCAGGTTTGCGTTTCAATAGATGGCTCCTGGTTTGCCCTCTGGCGGGGGATTCTCAAGCACCACTACATCTTCGGGGAATTGCGCACTGAGATGGTTCACCCATGAAAAGTCTCGGTTGGGATAATACTGAAAGTCATCAGACAGTGGAAAGATGTTGATCAGCCGGACAGTGCGGGCATCTTTCGAGGTCCATCTGCCTGCGGTCAATTCGGCTTGCTCTCCAAAAAACAAAATGCTGCGCGGCATATATCCTCCCCACAGTAGCGATATCAAATAGAATGTAGCCGTCTAATCTCATTGATGGAGTGAACAATAAAGTCAAACATGTCTGGGTCTTGAGTTGCGAATTTCAACGGGTCTTTGTAGAAGTATTCCAACCCCATAGACAAAACCTCTGAGGCATTATTGTACTTTTTGCCGATGTACGCATCCAAAAATTTGTTCTCAAACGCCCACTCATCGTCAGCAAACTTCCGATTGGGGTACAGCTTCTTGAGTTGTTTCAACTGCTCCCCTTTAGCCCGTCTCTGTACCCACTTCCATGATTCCTTATTCCACCCTGTGCGTTGTTCTATCCAATGGGCAAATTCGTGAACCACCGTCTTCATCCCATACTCCCCACCGTGAACGGACATATTGATAGTGCCTCCTTGCCCCGTCCATGGGGTGTAGTTTGACCTCCCTTCAAAAAGACCTGTTCCAGAATTGTTGACGCTTACATTCCACTTTTTCCCAATTTTGTCCCCCAATAATCGTCGAGTGAATTCAATGCCTTGAGCGTCCCTTTCCCCAACTCTTGCTATGTGTCGAGGAGAGTTTGTCTGTATCCCCTTGTTCAAGTCCCTAGCCGTTGTATGAATGTTCTTGGAGGACATGACCTCCCCTTGGTGGTTATAGACCTTGAATTCTGACCGGGTATCTGTGAGCAACATATCGTGAGCAGCTTGTCTAACATCCCCCGTCTTTTTGAGAGCTTTATCCAAAACCATTTTAGCTTCATCATATTTTTCGATAGCCTCATCAATCTCAGCTTGTGGTTTCTTCCCTTTCATTCTTCTCTGAACTATGTTTCTTGTCTGTCTCACTAACCGTTCCGCAACTCTGGGAGGGGGGGTTTTTCCGGCTTGCATTTTTTTGTTAAATACCCCCAGCAACTTCTTGCGTATTTCTGGCCCAGTTAATGGCCGTTTGGCCACTGCTTTGGGTTTGGGTTTGGGCTTAGGGGCAACAGTGGTGGGGGTAGGAGTCACCCCTGTAGCACCGGGCACCCCGAGTCCAGGTACTGGAACCACAGCACATCGGCAATTTGGGTGTGCCGTGGGACGATCCAGTGGTCCTACAATGCTTTGAAAACTGCCCGAGATGGGCACCTCCTCACCGCTCAATTGGGTACAAATAGGACATGCGCCAAACCCGGTCGTGATCCATCGTTTTTTCGCATCTGACCCGATCATCCCGGCTTTTTGCGCTTGGCCCCACGCAACTTGTTGTCCAAGAGCCAATGACCCAATAATCTCAGTGCGAGCAATCATCTTGGCCCGCACTCGCAAAGATTTCTGGATGTAGCGTGCTGTTTTCCGGTTCACCGCATCCATAGACAAACCCGAGTTGACGAGGTTTGTGCGAAAGTTGAACACCGCTGTTTGTTGAGGTGCGGTGAGCCCAATCATGGGCTTGATCAGACGTGCGGCATCGTATGGTGGGATGCCCTCTGCGATAGACCGGGTGACGATCTTTCGCAATGCGGTCTTGGTTTCTTTTGCAACCCCTTTGATCTTTCTCAATGAATGTAGCTGCGCCATGCGCTGGGCATTGACGTTCTTGCCATCAAACGCAAACGCAAGAGACTCAGAGGGCATTGATTTGCTTGGCTCCTATACGACCACCACGGTTAAAGGCTTCAATCATTGTGCGCGCCACTGGTTCCAACTCTTCTTGTATCTCCAAATCCAATAGCTGCATCACCAATTTCTCATCCCCCCGGG